AATAAGTTGACGCGCTGCGGAAATCAGCGAATTAACAAGGTCGTCATCTTCAAGAGAATCAATCCGGCAATGAAGTTTCACTTCCTGAAGCGTTACCGGTTCCAGCGCTGGCGCGGACGTTACTTTGGTCATCGCTTTTCCTTCGCTCGCTTGGAAATTGCCTTTTCGATTTTCTTGGTTTCTACTGGTGCGCTCGGCTGAGCGGTTTCCACGGAAACCGCCCAACCTTTTTGAATCGCACCCTCGGCCTCAAATGCTGGCAGATCATAAACCAGGTTACAGTCGTAACCAAAATTTAGGCCAGCAACTGAGGTAAGGAATTTAACCTTCATGGTTAGCTAGCCGCCATCGCCATCACCTTGAGCGGGTCGGTGCCTGCGTCAAGAATTCGGCCGTCATGACGAGAGAAGCCCACGAAGCCAACTTGGTGGTAGTCAGCGTATCTTTCTTCCAGACGCAACAGAGTAAAGTCGGTTACGTCGCGGATAAGGTACTTGCTGAAATCACCGGCAACGATCACCTTGGCGGAAGCGGCGATGCTCGCAATGTCCTGGTTAACCACAATCGGCCAACCCAACAAGGTGCCAGGCGAAGCGCCTGTAATATCCTGCTGGAAGATCGGCCTGTTCTGGTCGTCCACCAGTTTGCGAATTGCCTTTAAGGTTGAATCGTGCAGCATGAATCGAGCATTGGCACGATATGCCGGGTCCACGGAATGCTGCAAATCCAAAATTTCCGCGTAGGTGATCGCCGAAGCGCTGGCGCAGGTTACGCCAGTACCAGCATTCACAACGCCCTGCGGCTTGCTAGAATTGTCACCGGTCGTGAAATGGGTGTTCAGGATTCTTGCAATCCTGGTTCCCAAAGCGTTTCCGATAAAAGATTCCAAATCAATCGCGGTGTCTTGCAGCAGTTCAGCAGACACGCGCACAAGCTTTGAAGAGTATTTGTAAGCCTTCAAAGTGATCTGCGCGAAGGTCATATCCTGTTCAGATACTTGGCTATTTTCGGCAAGAATCGCGCCTACGTTGCCGGTGTCGTTAACAGTCGGAATCGGCAAATCGTTTCCGCTGTCGGTGCGAATCACCTGAGCAACTTCGCGCATACCACCGAAGGAAAGCAAAGATTCCTCAAGCTGGTTCAAGAAACCTTGCGGCACAGTATAACCACCGGCGGAACCGGTGAGAGACTGCGCGCGCGCTTCCTGAATGTTGCGCGGCGCTTTGCCGCCAAGCCTGAAGGAAAGCTTGTTGTTGTGCAAATCCAAACCGCTGCGCTGAGCGGCTTCGCGCTGGCGGTCGGTAATGCCTTCGATTGAGTGGTAACCAAGCCAGCCGCGAAGCGCAAGTTTCTTGTCTTCGGTGGATTGCTTATCGTTCAGGTCGCGCACAAAAGCAGGCGCTTCAATCGGTGCAGTCTTGCGAACGGAAACTTTCTTGGAAGCTTCGTCGGCCTTCGCCAGCTTGGCAGAGCGAGCAACCGCGGCGTCGGCGTTGTCGTTTGCCTGCGGTGCGGCGCCTTCAAGAGCTGCTATTCTAACCTCATGGTCATCAACTTCGGCCATCAGGCCATCAAAGGCGGCTTGCTCTTCTGGTGTCAAAGCGCGCTCTTCTGATTTGCCGTGAATGGCTTTTGCTTCGGCAAGAGCCGCGTTGCGCTTTTCGCGCAATGTTTCAATTTCTGACATGGTGTAATCCTTTAGCAGAATGCTTAAGGATCAATGCGGATATGCTGACTTAGCGTATCTATAAACGCACGATCCCCGTTGTCGGGAAATCGCGCGTAAAGACTACGCGACCTCGAACTACTTACATTCGACCATGGATTCGGAATCTGTCAAATTGCGTGGCAAGAAAACGAAAACGGGTGAGGATTTTTCCCCACCCGTATCTGTGTTGTAAGGAAAACTAAGCTATTTTGCTTACATTCGGCGAAGCCGCAACGCGCGGGCGCGGCTGGCGGCTAGCTCTTCATGAAGCTTTTTCAAGTCTTTTTCGGATTGCATACCGACCAGCGCGCGCACCGCCACGGATGTATCTGGATAAGCCGGGTAAGTGACCACGCTGACATCGACAAGATCAAGGTCGATCAAGTCGCGCGTGCGCTGACCATCTACCAGTTTCCAGTCGTCAACGGCTGAAGTAAACGCAAACGACATTTGCGACACGTCGCCGCGCTGCATGACCGTAAGCAGGTCGCTTGCGTAGGTCGTCGGCGGCGGGTCGATTGTCACTTTCAACCCGGTAGTATCACTTTCCAGTATCAGAGTCCCGGAAAGCGTTCGGCCAAGAATCAAGCTTGGGTCATGGTCGATCAACGCCCGAACGTCGGGATTGCTTTTCAGCGAACGGTCAAACGCGCCAGGACGAACGTATTCGATGAACCCGCCAAGGTCTTCGCTGGCGCGATTGTAAACCGCCGCGTACCCAATAATCTTTTTACTATCGGACGACAAACGCAACTCGCACGAAACGCGCTTTTCAATTTTACTGATCATGGTTATTCCCTCTGATGGAATTGATTTTCTTTTCTACTTCCTCGGATAGTTTTGATGCGGTCACCGTTCCTGAGAACTCAACCCAAAGCTTGCTAAATACGTCAAGATGCCTTTGCACGTGTTCTTCTAGTTCATGCTGGCGGCTGAAAGCTTCCAAAACTGGCGCGTACGCGCTTACGACGCGCGTCCTGTGTTCCTCGCAAAACTTGCCAATCTTTTCAAGGAATTCGCTCGGCTTGTTTGCGAAACGCTTCACCGCGTTACACTCAATCGCTTGCAGTCGGTTGCCTGCGTCTTCAAGAAGTCGAATCAATATAGCCTGTTCCTTTTCCGCGCTAAGGTCGCTTCGTATCAAGGTCGGGTCTTGCGCGTTGGTCACTTGCTGCGCGCTCTGCGCGGCCGCAGGATCCGGCGATGGCCCGTTTGCCGGTGCCATGTTTTGCGGTGTAAGGTACGTGTCGCCGCCCTCAACCGGGTTAAGTGTTTCCTTTTCCCGAATCTCGTTAACGCTCAACCAACCCCAATTGCGAGCGATTGAGTAGCTTGTGTATCTACTTTGTAGATCACCGCGCAAGATGCCTTCCACCGCGTGTTCAAAAAGGAATCGTTCGCGGTCCTGCTTGCGCAACAGCTTGCGATTTAACTGCTGTTCCCAGCGCACCAACCACGGGCGAAGGGTATCCGTTAAGAATTCAACGTTCATTTGTTCCAGCGAATTATAATTCATCTTCGCCAGTTCTTTCAGCTTGTGCGGTGGCAAGTTGAACCAGCGGCATATTTCAATCACTTGGAATTCCCTGCTTTGCAGGAACTGCGAATCGTCTGGCGGTACGCCAATGCTTTCCCATTTCAAGCCCTGCTCGAGCAGCGCAACGCGGTGCGAATTGCCGCTGCCGCTGTGCAGGTCTTCAAAACTGCGGCGCAGGTTGGCGCGCGCTTCGGAACTTAGTTGCCCAGGGAAAGTAAGGATTCCGCCAGGACGCGCGCCGCGTCCGAAGAAGCCAGCGCCAAATTGCTCAATGGCAAGCGCAAGTCCAATCGACTGCCGCGCCTGCGCAATTGGCGATATGCCCGAAATGCCATCAAAGGAAAGCCCGGAAACGTGCAGGACGTTTTCACGCGGTAGCGCCACCTTCCCGCCGACATCATAGAACAATTCACCGTTTGCGGTGCGTGTTGGCTTCACCTGGCTTGGGTCCAGCGGCCAAAGCTCGACCGCGTTTCCTTCTAGGTCGCGCACGATTTCGCTATAGGAATTGCCCCACAAAAGCAAATGCGCCATGGAAGCTTCGCGCCATTGAAGGCTTCCCATCTCATCGTTTGGCGCATCATGAACGAGCGAGTACAAAGGCGTTCCGCTGGCCCGCCGCTTACCTCCGTTCGGGAGGCGTTCGTAAAGGTGAAGCGGTAGGGAAGAAACCGCTTCTGAGATAATCCGAACCGCGGCGAACACAGCGGAATAGTTGAGCGCTGTCCATGGCGTGACACTCACGCCAGCATCGGCAACGCTGCTTGAACCAAAGATTTCATTAAGGCGCGGGTCGCGCAGGCTTCCGCCGGAAATGGACAACGCGCGAGAGAAGAAATTCCTAATGGATTGCATCATATGAATTCGACCCCTCTCGTATCGTAGACACATTGCTCTTGCTGCGGCGCAACCATTGCGCGGCCAAGGGCCATGGTCAAGGCAACCATGGCATCAATCTTTTCCGTTGATTTGCTCTTGGTGAATTTCACGTTGCCTGCATCGTCGCGCACAACTTGTACATTTCCAAACATCCAACGAAGAACCGGGTTGCCGTCGTGAGCAATGCGGCTGCCACCGACAACCATGGTTTCTAGTTCTTTGATCGGTGCAGACATTGCAGAAAAGTTTTGCGAAAAGCCAACAAGCCATTCTTCACGACCATGTTCCTTGCCAATGGCTTCAAGCCGCTTGACCGCCTGATTAATATTCCATCGGTCCACCGCTATTTCTGCGATGTCGTATTTTTCTGCCAACTCATCAACCTTATCAATCACAACTTGGTAATCGAGAACGCGCCCAGGCGAAGTAATGATCAAGCCTTCACGAATCCAGATATCAAGGCGCTGGCGATTGCTGCGCTCGCGCTCGCGCGCTGCGTCTTCCGGTGCAAACACGAACGGAAGAACCCAGTACGGTTCGTCTTCGTCAAGCGGTGGAAACAAAAGCACCAAGGAAGTTAAATCCAACGTTGAACTTAAGTCTAAGCCAGCAAAACAGCGCCTTCCGCTGAGGTCTGGAAATTCACGCTGGCAGGCGTCCCAGCGGTCCAGATTCAACCAGCGCGTTTCTTGTTGTGTCCATTGGTTCAAATGCAAGTTGCGAAAGACGTTTTCCTTGCTCGGATTGTATTCGGCCTCGACCACCGACCTTTTAAAATAATCCAGCTTGACGCTGATTCCATAGTTTGGATTAGCTTCCTGCCAAGCTTCCTGCGTCTTCCAGTCCTTGTCTGTGGTAAATATTTTGCCAAGAAAAGTATCATCCTTAATAATGCCTTCGTTCACCTGTTTTGCGTATTCGTGAAGTTCCCAGCAAAGGCTTTGCCTATCCCATCCCGCGGTTGTGATTGCAAACGTCAGCGGCTGGCGACGCGCTCCGGTGGAAGTTGTTAGCACGTCCCAAAGTTCGCGGTTGGGTTGTGCATGGACTTCATCAAAAATAATTCCATGCGCGCTAAATCCATGCTTGGAATACGCTTCGCTGGAAATGGCGCGGTAGACGCTGCCCTTGGCGTCGTAAACAATCGTTTTGTTTTTGTAGATTTTTAAATGCTTTGCC